CCTGCCATCCTTCCCGACGAAAGGTAGTACAATGATCCGACAAGAAAAGATGCCATTTCAACTAGACCGTCCAGTCTTTGTTAAGCGCCCGTTTCAATCTTGGGGCAGACAGCTAAAGAAGGGTGATGAGTTTAAATGGAAAGAGATTGGTGTAACTGAAGATAAGGCACTAATCTTGTACAGAGAAGGTTTTATCTATCACAACTCAGATTTTGAGATTAAACGTAAAGTTGGTGATGGACTAGAAGAACTAGATGTAGAGGGACTACACGGTCTTGTAGATACCCTTAATGCTAAAGTAAAAATTAAGACTAAGTCTACCACTGAGTTCGACAGAAAGAAGTGTAAGAAGTCTAAAGTACCCGATAAACAGCGTGGGCTTATTCGTAGCTGGCGTAGAAATTATGGTCACATGGAGACTGATTGATTATGGCTTGGTCGTATGATGCAACGAACTTAGGTACAGCTAGTGCAGCAGAGAGAATAAACTCTGTTCGCTTGCTTGTAGGTGACACTGACACTAACGACCAACAAGTCCAGAATGAAGAGATTACCTTCGCTCTCAACCAGACTAACGATAACGTCTACTACGCTGCTGCATGGTCCGCTAGGACAATAGCTGCACAATACTCTCGTAGAGTTACCCAGAACCTCTCAGGCGCACTCAGTGCTGACTATAGCGACTTACAAAACCACTACACTAGCCTAGCGGAAACACTAGAGCATCAAGGTAAGAAATCAGGTGCTGTAGTAGGTATCAAAGCTGGGGGAATTAGCATTGCTACTGTGGACAATGTTCGACAAGATACAGATCGTATTGCACCTTCCTTCCGCAGGGATAGATTCAGAAACCCACCAAGTTATAGTGGCGATGATTACGATTATAACTAAGGGGTAAGCTATGGCATTTACCAGGGGATATAATCTACTTAAGATGGTAGATGAGTTCGGGGAAACCCTTACTCTGCGTAAGAAGACTACAGCAGGTACTTATAACCCTGCAACAGGTGCAGTAACAGGATCAGCTACCACAGATTATAGCTTTACTGGTTACTTTTATAACTACGACCAAGGTATCATAGCAGACTTCGATCAGATCCGTAGAAGTAATCGTAAATGCGTAATACCAGCTTTAGGATTGGCAGTAGAACCCGATGACGAAGATCAGATTATTGGTAGCGGTGACACAGTTAACATTGTTTCTGTTGTTACTATATTTTCTAACGGGACTAAGATCTGCTTCCTGTGTGATGTGAGGGAATAATGCAAGTTACTGTTAGCCCCAGACTTACCAAGAAGAAGAAAGAGGTCACAGAGTTCGCTCAGAAACTCTTAGCTAATAAGCTTATCGAAGGTATAGATTACCTAGAGAGAGTTACCCCTGTTGATACTGGTGCATACGCTAGGTCTATGACCCTTAATCAAAGAGGTGATAGCTCTGGACCTGCCATAAGCTCTCGTAGAAAAGAAAGAGGTATAGACCCTAGCTCTGCCTTAGAAGATATGGCAAATAAGCTTTACTCTGAACTAGACTCCATAGACCTTATGCAAGGGGCTACTTTCGTGAACAATGCTCCTCATGCTAAGTTTGTAGAGAGGCGTCACGGAGTTTTTGACGGTCTCAGGAGTGTATTAAGGTAATGGCTAGTATCCACGACGACATAAGAGCTGCTCTTGAGGTTAAGCTGGCTGCTACCTCTAATATTCCTACACAGATAGCTTATGAGAATGTATCTTTTGAACCCACCACAGGTACTAGCTACCTGAAGGTTCAATATATGCCCACATCCCGTAGACCCGCAGTCCGAGGGCTTAACCCTCAGCAAAGATATGAAGGCGTCTTTAGACTTCATGTATACTGTCCAGAGGGTAATGGCCCTGCTACCGCTGATGCCTTTGCCAACACTTTGATAGAAGCTTTTGAGGCTACTACTCATATAAACTATAACTCAATCACTGTGTCTATTGACTACGCTGAAAGACAGCAAGGTTTCTTAGATGCACCTTGGTACTATGTTCCGGTGAGTATCGGATGGTACTGCTATAACAATTAGGAGAATACATTATGGCCTTCGCACAAGGTTCTCGTTCCAGCCTATCGTTCATTGTGGAAAGCACATTTGGCACGACTCCTGCTGGTAACTTCACAAACTTACCCTTCAGCACACACTCTTTGAACTTAACTAAAGATCGTGTAGCTGGTACTGATATTCAAGCTGACCGTATGCCCCGTGTTGACCGTCATGGTAACCGTCAAGCTGCTGGTGATATTGTTGCTGACTTACGTGATGCTGACTATGATGCATTCCTAGAATCAGCTATGTTGTCCACTTGGTCAACTAACGTCCTTAAGGTTGGTACAACACCTAAGTTCTTTTCTATCGAAGACTACGCTGCTGACATCGACCAAGCTCGTTTGTTCACAGGTATGACAGTTTCTACTATGGGTATCTCTCTAGCCCCTAACCAGATGGTAACAGCTACCTACGGTATGGTTGGTAAGGACATGGCTATTGGTGCTACTGAGAAGACACAGGATGCTGCATCAGGTGCTGCTCCCTTCGATGCCTACTCAGGTACACTAGAGATTGGCAACACTAATGGTAGCCCCTCTACAGCAGCTATCGTAACTGGCATGGACTTCACTCTGACTAACTCCTTCGCACCTACCTTCGTAATTGGTAGTGATAGTGCGCCACAGTTAGAAGTTGGTCGTGCAGAAATCGAAGGTACTTTATCAGCCTATTTTGAGGATGCAGCTTTAATCAACCGCTTCTTGAATGAGACTGAAACTGAGCTTGAGGTAACTGTGGGTGATGGTAGCAATACTATGAAGTTCGCATTCCCACGGGCTAAGATCAATAGTGCAGACGTAGGTGTAGATGGCCCAACTAGCCGTGTTATCTCTATGTCATTCGTAGCACTCTACAACACGACAGACGCAAGTAACTTAGTTATTACTCGCTCTGCATAGGTTCCCTAGCTAGGGTGGGGAGGCATTGGTGTCGGGTCTGATGCTTCCCCTTTAATTACTAACCCGACAACTTTTACCCGAAAGGAAACTCGACATGGATCTAAAAGATCTTACACCAAAAAGTGACGTTGTAGTTGTAAATCTCACACATCCCGCAGATGGTAGCATATTGTGTGATAATGATAAGAAGCCTATGACTATAACAATGTATGCGCCTCACTCTAAAGAATACAAAAAAGTACTTTATGAACAAACTAATAAGCGTCTTAAGCAAGCTCAAAGTAAAAAGAAAACAGGATTTACAGCAGAAGAGTTAGAAGAAGTTGGAATAGAGCTTTTAGCAAAGACTACGAAAACGTGGCATCTTCTGTATAACGGTGAAAACCCTAAGTTGTCTACAAGCAAAGCTAAAGATATTTACACAGAAGTTTTCTGGATAAAAAGCCAGATAGAAGAACAAGTTGCAGACTACTTAAGTTTTATGAAGGCTTGATTGAAGATCTTGTTGATTACGCAGAACATGAGTTCTCTATCAGTAAGCCCGACAAATCAGGCATATCAGAACGTGAACACCTAGAGCAAGTAGAAAGGCAGACTGGACACAGACCAAAAGCATTAGATGGCCCCGACTTCCCATTGCTTATGTCTCATGTTTGGTCTGCCTTTATTGCATTAAGTAATAGTAGAAGTATGGGCATTTCTGGTCCAAACCCGATAAGTTATCAAGAAATAAAAACATGGAAGGAGCTTACAGATACACCATTATCTTCTTGGGAGATAGAAGCTGTTAAATGTGTAGATGTAATCTTTATGGGTATGGCAAATGGCACAAGCTGATATAACTGTTGGGGTAGATATTTCCCAGTTAGTAAAAGCAACAAATGAAACTAAGAAGTTTGCCAGAGAAAGTAAAGCTGCATTCGATGTAGTAAACTCCCGAATGAAGGTATTTGGGGAAACTTCCAATATAGCTTTTAACAAATACGGGCAGGGGGCTTTACTTGCACAAAAAAGGTCTAATAACTTAGGTGTTGCTACTCAACAGTTAGGTTATCAAGTAAGTGATTTCATAGTACAGATACAATCTGGAACAAACGGTTTTGTAGCTTTCGGTCAACAGGCGTCTCAGCTTGTAGGTGTTCTACCTCTTGTAGCTACTCAATTAGGAATAACGGCATCTGCTGCTATTGGCTT